TTCGGTGCTGGCGCGAATGGCGGCCATGCTGCGCTGGAGCTTCTGGTCGTAGCGGTGCAGGCTGGATTTACCAATTTGGTAACCCTGCCCGGCGAGCCAGGCAGAGAGCGCCTCATAGCCGCCGTGGGTCTGATCGGCTAGGAGCTTTTCGATCTGCGCGCGCAATTCGGGCGGCAGCTGGGTGATCTTGGGGCGGCGCGGCATGGCGCTCCTCACCAGCGCGGCGGGCGGGCGATGTCGGCGGGACACTCGGCGCGGTAGTCCACCAGCGCCTCGCCCTGTGGCGTGAGGTCGGCTGACCAGATCGGCCCGTGGTCATCCAGACAGATGAGGCCGCGTTTTTTGAGGCTCACCATCTCGGCGCGCAGCTGGTCTGCGGTCACGCGCAGCGGGATGTCGCGGCATGCGCCCATGATGACGGTCTCCACCGTGCCGTAAGGGCGCGCGTGCCACAGCGCGGACAGGATCACCCAGCGCAGATACTCGCGCTCGGCGCGGGCGTGGTCGATCAGGGCGTCGAGGTGTTTATCGATCATTGCGCAGTTCCATCATGACTTCGTAGATTCGGTCGATCTTGGCGTTGAGACTGGTGTATTCGCGGATGGCGTCGTCGCGCAGCTGGAAGCGCCGGATGTCCGCATCACGGTCGCGCTCGATGGCGTCGATGCGCCGTCTGGCGTCCGACAGTTCGTCGCGCAGGGCTTTGATGATCTGCTCCACGGCGCGCTGGTAGCGCTCGTCGGCCTGCGCCATCTCGCGGATGGCGTCGTCGCGGCGCTGGTAGTGCAGCGGCAGATCGGCGATGAGCGACTTCATCCGGCTGTCCACATCATCGATGCGCTTGAGACGCTGCTCGATGTCCTCCAGCAGCCGCGCGGCGAACCACTTGAGCAGGGCGAACACCCCACCCAGCACCACGCCACCCACCGCCAGCAGCGCGGGCAGGCTCAAACCTGAGAGCATTACATCACCTTCCACGGCTCACCTCGCCGTCCCACTGGCGGATGGCGTCGAGTCGGGCGCGGCATTCCTCGTAGAGGCTTGCGGCATCGAGGATCCATCCGGCGATGTCGGTGTCGGTAGTATCCCCCTCACCCCCATCCCGCCTCCCCGAGGAAGAGGAGAGGACGGGATCGGCGGCAGGGGCGGCAGGGGCTGAAGCAGCGCCAATGGAGGACGCGGGCAGCTTGAGCCCGAAAGCGTGGGATTGCTGGAGCAGCCCGCGAGCGTCAGCAGACAGGCAAGGGCGGCCCGTGGTGGCAGTTTTGAGGTCATGGCGTAGTCTCCGGTTTGTCGCATCCAGTTCGAGCAGGCGGCGGTCTTTTTCCGCAAGGGCCGCATCCGCGGCGCGGCTGGCGGCCTCGATGCGGCGGCGGGATTCCTCGGCGGCGGCGGCTTCAGCACGGGCGATTTCGGCGCGGATCTGCGCGACTTCTGCCAGGCGGGCGCGGTGCTCGAAGGCATAGCCAGCGGCAAAGCCTGCCAGCACCCCGATGACAAAGCACACCAGGCACGTTATCAGGATGTCGCGCCAACGCCACACCCCGACTTCGTCTTTGACAAGATCTCGCAAGCTCACGGTTTTTGCCCCATGCACATCTCGTCGCTCACATTAGCCTCCGCCGATGCACTGCGTGTATTCCGCCTGCCGCCGCTTGACGAGGCCGGGCAGTTCGCGGCCACCGGCGCGCGTCCATTTGAGGATCTCCTGGCACGCCCCGGCGTAGTCCGGCGGGGTCTGCCTGAGCTTTTTCAACAAGGTCGAGCGGCAGAATGCCGGTGCGCCGATGTTGTAGGCGAGGCTGGCATAGGCGTCCACCTCGTTCTGGGTGAGCGGCACGTCGCCGATGCAGCGCGCCGCCTCGCGCCAGATGCGGTCGGCATCCCGCGCCAGCATCACCACCGCGCGCTCGGGCGTGACGGTATCGCCCGCCTTGACCGGCGTGCCATCCGGGTGGCGTGTGCTGCCGAAGCCCACGGTCTGCACCCCCACGCCGTCGTCATAGGCGCGCTGCGAATAGCCTTCGTAAGCCGCTATCATCGCGACGGCGAGGGTGGAAACGGCGAAGATGTTTGCCGACATGCGCTTCATTCCGGAAATTGTCGGCGGGTGCTGCGCGCCGCGTAATTAACTGACGTTATAAGTCGAGATTGCATTGCCGCTTCGCAGCATCCTCGGCGCGCATGCGCTTGACGAGTCGGTAGAGGTGGATGGTGGTGACGCCATACTTGCGCGCGAGTTCATTCACGTTGTCGCCGTGGAACTCCCGCCAGATGGCCTCGTCGCGCTCATGGCGCTCGATGGAGTCTGCCGTCGGGATATAGACGCCCGCGCCGCCGACGGCCTCGGCGATGCGGCGCATGATGAGATAGCCGCCATGGGCGGCGCGCTCCGGCTCGATGCCGAGATCGGCCTGGAGCACCTCGGCCGCATGGTCGGCGATCTCGACCAGGAGCGGCGGGCAGCGGTCACGCCAGCTCATGGGCAACCTCCATGCGGTAATACCACACGTCTCCCACCCGGCGGCAGGCGATGGCGCAGCCATTCGCGCGCAGCTCGGCGATGCAGGAATTGACGGCGCACACCGACGCGCCGATGATGATGTCGAGGGTGGAGTATTCGCGCCCGTCGGCCAGCAGCGCGGCCACCCGTTGCAGGCGTTGCGAGGTTTCGAGTCTGGCGGCTTTCATGGTTTTACCCCCATCTTCCTGACGATGTCGGCCAACATCGCCCGCGCCCTCTGTTTCTGTTCCGCCGTCATGGGCGGCGGCGGCAGTTTGTGGAGTTCCGGCCGCGCGGGCAGCGCGCGCAGGAGGTGTACTGGCTGCGGCCAGCGTTCGCAGTCGCGCTCCAGCGCGTCGAACGCCGCATGGATACGCGGCCCATCCATATGCTCATCCGCTACTGGCATGCGCGCGGCCAGTACCTGCGCCCATATCCTGACCACCTCGCCCATGCTGCGCCCGAGCGGTTGCCCCTCCAGGTTGAGCAAACGCAGGCGCTCCATGCGATGCTTGAGGATCTCCCCCATCCAGACAGGAACGCGCACATGGACATTCGAGACCTTTCCATCACCCATCTTCAGGACTCCATCGCCGTGCTGGCGCAACACAGGCGCACCGTGGCCAGGCTACGCATCCGCGTCTCCACCGAAACGGACGCTGCGCACGGCCAGGATGGCCTCTTCCACGCCGGATAAGGGCCGCGCCATGGCGCGCTTTTCGTCGCGCGCAATGCGTGCAAGCGACGCGCCCATCACCGCCGACGGCGCGCCCTCCAGCACCCGCTTGAGATAGTTGTGGTTCTTCATGGCGCGCGCCTCGCCCTTGGCGCGCAGGCTTTCCACCGTTTCGGAGAGCGCCCAGGCGAGCCGCGCCGGGTCTGATTCCAACGCCAGCACGTCACGCGCCAGCCTGAGCGCGCGGTCGTTGGCAAGATCCGACTTTGCCGGGCGGAAGAGGCCGAGATACCCCACCAGCGCCCGCCCCAGATCATCGGGCAGCGTCGCACACAATGCGAGCAGATCGCGCCCGGCCTCGTCCTGCACCAGGGCGTCCAGGTGCAGGTGGGCGTGGCAGACCGGGCAGCGTCCCAGCCTCATGCGCGCCGCTCCCTCTGCTGCGCCCAGCGCTGCAGGCCGCTGATGACCTTGCTGGCGGCGGCCTTCTCAAGCCACTGCGGACGATCCACCTTCGCGGTGCGGCGGATGAAGGCGATGAGCCGCGCGTCCAGAAGGCCCTCCGTCCAGCCCATGCCATGGGCCAGGCGCTCGATGGTGAGCAGCTGCCACTCGGTCGCCATGCCCGGGCCGCCCGCTTGAGGCGCGGGGACATGAATGTCCGCGCCCAGCCGCGCGAGTTCGGCGCACACGGCCACCAGCTCGGCATCGCTCATGTCGGCGGCGGATGCCTTGCCGGTCACCCGCTGCTGCATGGCGCGGCGGGCGTCGTCGTCCATGCCGATCTTCTTGGCGGCGGCATGCACCAGGCCGAGCAGCCTGCGGCGGCGGTCAGTCGTCGATTGCGTCATGTTCTTTCACCAGCGCCTGGGTGGCCAGCATGGCCTGCTCGCCCCTTCCATACACGGCAATTTGCCGCAGGGTGAGTTCATAGGCCGCCAGCCGCGCGATGAGGCGCGACACCTCCCACGCGTCGCGCTCGGTGGTCATGCCTCGTTCTATCCTTTCCAACAGTGTCTTTTCCATGTCGTCTCCTCGATGAGCCTGCCCCTGCCCGGCACGCCAGGCAGGGACTGGATCACCGCTCGGCGCGCCAGGTCACGCTCTCGCTCTGGCTGATGCAAAGACACGCGGCAATGGCCGGTTGCAGGGGCTCATCGCCGTCGCAGGCCATCTCGACGAGCTTGTCATCGGCCTGGTAGCTCACCTTTTCCTTCACCAGATCGGGATAGCGCCCGCCCAGCACCGCCTCCAGCCGCTCCGCGTCCGCGATCTTGACCGTCTGCCGGCTGGCGAGGCTCGCCCGGCAGATGCCGGTGACGACCAAAGCGCAGCCCGTGCCGTGCGCCTCGATCAGCTCGGCGTTGATGGCGTCCAGCTGCTCCTTCAGCGCATCCGCCTTCTTTTTCACCTCCCAGCCTTCCATCACCTTGCGGATGGTGGCTGCGTCCAGCGCGGTCTCTACGCCGTCCACGATCTTCACCCCGGCGGGCAGGCCCGCCTTGGCCACTTTTTCCGTTTCCTGCTTTGCCACTTTTGCCATTTCTTGCTCCTTGTCTTCCGCCCCGGCCAGGGCGGTGAGGTCCCTCAATTGGTGATTTCCGCCACCCGGCAGCCCGTGCAGTCCTCGCGCGGGCAGTCCATGCAGATGCGCTCCAGCGACACCTCGGCGCGCGCCTGATCGACGAGCCGCATGAGCATCGCGTAGCGCGCCGGAAGCTCCGAATCCTTCGCCACGCGGTCATACACGCCGCGCCGCAGGAAGGAGGCCGCCTGCACCGAGCAGCCGAGTACCGTGGCGATCTCAGCGAGCTTGAGCATGCGTTTCGCTTCCTGATACATTCGCCAAAACATGCCCCGCTACACCATGCAGGCCCTTGCCAGAAAGCTCGAGCAAATGGAGATCGAGCTGGCGCAGTTGCGCGCAGATGTCTCTGGCCGTCTCGCTTATGAAAAGCTCAGCCTTTCCTCCAGCCTTGAAACGCGGCTCGACCTCGACCACCTGTTGCGCGCCATCTCCAAGGCCAACCCGTTGCTGACCCGGCAGATCGCCGTCCAGCTCCTCGCCATGAAGTCCGCACTCATTTACGATGCGCTCGAGCGTGCGCAGACTGACGCCGAGTATTTCGAGGCCGCACAAAAGAGCCTCGACCGTCTGCTGGACCTGCTGAACAAGCGCATCGAGCTCTACCCGGACTGAGTGGTTCATGCCGCACCTCCATCACTCCCCGCCACCCGCCGGTTCGCGCTCCACTTCAGCGCCAGTTCCAGCACCGCCGGGGTGAGCGTTTGCATGCCGTTGGCCGCCATGATCCGGCGGCATTCCTCGGCCAGTTCCTGCGCTTCGCGGAAGTTGCCGCGGCGGCAGCCCTGCCAGAAGGCGGTGGCCAGTTCCTTGTCCACCTCGCCGAACAGCGGACGCAGCACGTGCGCCACCGTCTCGGCGCGATCCAGATGCCTGGTGGCGGCGCGCTTGGCCCCGATGCGGCTGCCAAGCTGCAAGAGCAGATCGCGCGTGCGTCCGCTCACGAACTGCCGCTCGTAGAGTTCGGTGCCGATCAAGAGCACGGCGAAGCCGCACTCATCCGCCAGATACCGCAGCGCCTCGAGCGGCCGCCAGTTGAGCTTGTTGGCTTCGTCCACCACCAGCATCCGCCGCGCCTCGCCATCCATGGGCCGGATCGCCAGCAGGCGATCCACCGCGCCCGCGCCCTCGATGCCCACCGCCTGGGCGACCGCGCGCAGCAGCTGGTGCCGCGTCATGCCGTCCCAGGCCACGATGCGCACAGCACTGAACTGCTGCGCCACCGCGCGCCCGGCCATGCTCTTGCCGGTGCCCGCAGGCCCCACGATCTCGCCGATCGGGTTGTCGCTCTCCATCACCACCTCGGCCAGCCGCAGGGCGTCAGCCACCGCCTTGGTCTTCCTGATTTCTCGTGCCATACTGTTCCTGCCTTTCTTGTCGTCGTTTCACACAACCCGGCCTGCTGCCACAGGCCGGGATTCATTTGGGGCCGCCATGTACCGCTTGCTTCTGTTTCTCAATCGCAGTCTCTACTTCCGGCGCAAAGCGTCAGAGCCCGCGCGCCTGGCAGACGTGCTCAAAGCGGCCGAACATGCCCAGTCACAGTTCGACGCGCTCCATCGCGGGCTGATCGACCATCTGCGCGAACTGGACAAAAGGCTCTCCGGCCTCGAAAGCCGCCTCGACTTCATCCTCGGCGTACTCGACTGCGCAGCGCATCTCGACCAGGCCAGCCGCGAACGCCATGAGCGCGTCCTCGGCAGTCTGGAAGATCTTTTGCGCCAGGAAATCGCCGTCTGCCAGCACGACCTGCGCGTGCAGCGAACTGCAAGCCAATCGACGGGCCTGCTCCTTCAGCGCCTCGACAGCCTCGAAGCCAGGCTCGCCCTGACGCAGCAGGCCCGCGCACGCCTCGTCGACCGCTCGCCATACCTTTAGCGCCAGGTCGCCCACACCCGCCCCGCAATGCCGCTCCAGGTACTGACATGCCTGGTCGGCAAGCTCGAATTGCGTCACCATCCGCTGCTGCAATGCCTGAAATTCCCGCTCTGTCATCGCTTGCTCCTTTCTGCCGTTAAAAACCCATCGCCCGCAGCGCCGCCGCTTCCGGGTCGTCTTCCGCCAGCCGGATCAGCTGCTCGGCCTGCTTGGCCGCCTCCGCCCGCCGCTGCGCGGCCTGCGCCTGCTCGCTCACCATCCGCATGCGGTTCAGCATCAGTCGCGCTTCCTCGGCTGGCTCCACCTCCACGGCGGCATCCGCGGCGCGCTGGATCGTCGCATCCAATCCGAGCAACTCGGCCCGCAGGCCAGACACTTCCCGCACATCCAGCGGCGGGGCCTGCTCCAGCTTGTCCGCATTGAGCAGGCGCAGCGCCTGCCGCCTGCGTCCGGCTTCCTTGGCCCCGGCGGGGTCTAGCAGGCCGAAGAGATACTCCGGCACCGCCTCGCCGATGCGGCGGCCCTGCCTGTCGAACACGAACAGCATGTCCGCCCACGTCTCATAGACGCGCGGCTTGGCGCACAGTACCTTGCCCTCGACGCCCATGAGCGCGTCGCAGCGATACCACCGCCCGCCCCAGGACACGCGCCCATGCGTGACCGTGCGCCACTCGCGCTCCGAGAAGGCCAGCATGAGCAAGCCCCGGTCGATGCGCTTAGGCTTCCATCCCCCGGCGAGCGCCTGTTCCAGCTTCTGCTGCGGGGAGAGGCCCGCCATGTGCTCGGCCCTGGGCTGCGCGGTGACGTGGTAGTCGGCGATCTCCGCCTTCAGCCACTCGGCCACCTCCTCGAAGTGGCTGGGCGTGACGCCTTTGCCAAGCGTCACGATCTTCTTGGTCATGCGGTTGCCGCCAACGTAGCCCATCCACCACGCCAGCCAGTGGCGCAGGTTGCCGAACTGCCCCTCGATGCGCTTGCCGCGCGGGTGGAAGGGGATGGAGCGGGTCAGCCGCCCGGCCTCGGGCAGCAGGGCGGAAATCTCATAGGCCATCTGCTGGCCGGTGAGCGTCGCCAGCTGGTGCCAGGCATCCAGCATGTCGTCCCACTTGTATTCCGAGCCGTTGTCCAGATACAGGCGCTTGGGAGCGCCAAACGGGGCCTGCTCGCACATCCGCGCGAAGCTCGCCGCCACGTGCTCGCGCCGCACCCCTTCGCCCTTCTCGACGGGGAAGAGGTCGATCCACAGCCAGTTCGTCGCCACGTCGTGCCAGGAAATCATCCGGGCATACATGACCGAGCCATCGGGCCGCAGGCAGGGGATGTCCAAGGGCGAGATGTCGCCGCAGACCAGATCCCCCGGCAGGTAGGCTTGCGCCGTGCGACGCACCGGCGTCAAGTTGTCGTCGTAGATCGCCTTGCCGTCGCGCAGGCTCTTGCCCGCCACGCGGAAATGCTGCCCCTCGGCGGACACGAAGCGCCGCGCCACCGGCAGGTTCAAGAGCCGCGCCAGCCACCCGTCCGGGCAGCCCGCCTCGCGCAGGTCCTTCGCCAGCCAGGCCGTGGCCTTGAGCCAGCACTGCCGCTCGCCGTCGGCACCGCCCGTCCACGCCCCGCGCACCTTGGCGCGCAGCATGTCCGCCAGCCGCGCCACATCGAACCCGCCAGCCGTCCAGGCGGCGAGCAGGTCATTCGCCCAGGCCTCGAACTCGCCCGACACCACCACCCGCGCCGTACCCCGGTCGGCCCGGCTGCCCAGCCGCACCAGCGCATCCATGCCGCCCACGCGGGCCTTGGCTTCGTACCGATACACCTGCTGGAAGCTCACGCCGAGCTCCTCGGCAATCGCCTCCGCCATCGCCCGCCGCCCCCGGTGCCGGTCCGGCAGCGCCATCAGCGGCTGGATCGCCGCCATGATCCTGCGCGCCCGCTCGATGCGCGCCCGGTCGGCATCATTGGCCGGCTGCACCGGGGCGACCAGTTCGCCCACCAGCACCCCACCCCCGCCGGTCAGCCCACCCGCCACGGTGGCCGCCGGGCTGGAATCGGCGGGAGAGGGCACGCCCGCCGGGATGGACTGACCGCCTGGGGCGGGCAGCGAACTCATCGAGCCGACTCCACGAAGGGCGACGGCGCAAGACCGCGCTGTGTAATGCGACGGGTAGCCCACAGCATCGCCATTGCCTCCGCCTCCTGGCGCGTGGAGAATGTCTGCCCCGGCTGCGCGCCCATGCGCTCCGCCACCTGAGACCAGTACACCAGCCACTGCACCGGCGAACCCGCCCGCCCGTTTCCCCGCCGCAGGATCGACGCCACCAGCACCTGCCCAGCCATGACCCGCGACACGGGCCGAAATTGCGCTTTCGCCATGATTCCCTCCATTGATTGCCGCCCGCGCCATCTGGCGGGCCTGATACAGAGCCACCTTCATCTTCACGTCACCGGGCAGGTCGTCGACCCGGTAGAACCGCTTGCGCCCGCCCCGGCAGGTCTGCTCGGTGTAGGGCCAGGATTCGCGCTGAGCGCGATAGACGACAGCGCTCTTCGTAACACCAAGTGATATAGCAAGATACTCAAGCGTGACGCTGCTCATTCGAGCACCCCATCCTTCATGCCCAACAGGACGGCCGCTTTGTGCGCCTG